CGGCTTTTACGGCAGCAATTGCAGCGTCTAAGTTTCCGAGATTTCTTCGAGCTTTAATTGTTGTCTCATAAGAATCTTTTGCCAATTGTTGGCTAATTTGACCACGTTTTGTGGCCCGGGATACCAACTCAGCAAGTTCAGGCTTTAACTCTCTTTCTACCTCAAGGGCACCGCGTCTTCTAGCGCCAGCAATTTCACTAACTGAGGCAACTTCAAAGTCTTGAGCTTGCTGAACCGCCTCAGCCAATTCTTCGCCCTGTAATAAATTGTTAAGAACATCAACACCGTAAATCTCACCTAAATTGGTTCTATAAATCGTTAAGCCGTTGGCAAACTTATCGGAGTCCGTTGTTTTTATTGGCTCTCCTATAATACCCGCATCCCTTAACTTTTGTCTCGGAAGCGATTGAGCTTTAGCGGCTTCAGCTCGGGATTGAACATACTTTTGCCGCGTTTCGAATATTTGATCCATGTTTTGAAGAAATTTATCAGGATCTTGTGCCGCAATAATTATTTGCTGTTGCATCCTCGCTGCATCGGGATCTTCTCTAAACTGTTGCGCTTGCAACCTTGATCTTGCAGCTTCTTCAGGCCGTCCAGCTTTTTCCAAAACATCTGCTTGATTTTCGTAAAAACCAATAACCTCATCGTTTTTTCCAGACAACGATAAGCCAATCAGTTCTATTGACTGATTCATTTTCTGCTGTTTTTCTTCTGCGCTAAATCGTTGCCCAACCGTCTCTAAAATTTGTTTTTGTTCAGGGTATCTGATTAACAGATCTGTTATCGCTCGGGGATCTTTATTGTCGATAAGCGATTCAAAATCTACCTGAAACTGTTTAGCCCTTTGAGCCATTTGCTGACGTTGCTGCTCTTGCTGCTGTACTTGAGCAAACTTCTGCCCTGTGGCAAGACCCTGCATTAAAGCTTGACCGGGATCTATTGGGGATAGTGCGCCTGAATAATCGTATGGTGCTGGCATTATGGACCGCCTCCGTATGTTGGGATGCCAATTGGCGATTGATATGATTGCATTACCGGCAAAGCACTTAACGTGTTAGCAGCGGCGAGAGGCGGTTGCGTTCCCTGAAATCCTCTGTACTGACCAAACAAGTTGCCAATGCTGCCCAATGCGCTACCCCATGCGTTGCCCTGAGCGATCTGAGCGCCTGCCTGAGCCGCGCCCTGCTGACCGTAAAGGTTTGATATGTTCGTGCCAGTAGTTTGCCCAGCAGCAGCCTGTCGAGCCGCAGAGGCCTGACCAATGTTGGTCAAACTGCCTAAATCCTGAAACTGTTGTTGAATCATGCTCTGTAGCATCTGGGGTCTGAATTGACCCAGTGCGGCCTGAATATTTCCACCCCTAAGCCCACCAGTTGCCGAGGCAGTCTGGAGCATAGCCTCCTCTCCCTGACGCGCTAAGGCTTGGAATCGCGGACCCGTCTCAATTGCCGCTATAGCTTCAGCCTGAGCCTCTGGACCGGCTAAACCAAGTAACGCCTCCTGCTGACCAATAGAGCCAACGCCAGCGTCTACATAGGGCTGAAATAGCCTTGTAGCCGCGTCAAACTGTCTACGCTGCTCTTGAATACCTTGTTCAGCAGACCTTGATTGCGCGTCTGCGGCCTTTCTTGCGGACCTAGAAGACATTGCCGCACCAGCAACGGTTGCAACGCCTCCAATTACTGCGCTTGCTATCATTGACATTCTTTGTTCTCCAAAGCTTGAGCTTCATTCATCAACTGTTCAATCTGTTCTTCCGTTGGCTGAACAGTGTACTTATCTAAAATTAGAGTTAAATCTTTTGCGTTATCCGGGTTTGGGTGAAAGGTCGTAAAGATCACCTCTGAAAGCGCGTAGCCTCCGATTTTATGACCGGCAGGGGATATGCCCATGTGCCCCGCGTGAAACGTCTGTGGGCCATTTGGCGTGTAAATAACCGCTGACCCAGCTCTGATCACGAAAAAGTTATCCATCGCGTGAACGTGACCAGTGACCACCGCGTCCTTCGGAACGACAACGGTTCTAGCATACAGGCCATCACAAAAATCGTGCAGGGTCGGTATTTCTGCTTGAGGCATCTGCTTTAGTTCAGCCTCTAACGCAAAGACCGGAGCGTATGTCGGGTCTAACTTAACGTCATTTTTTTCAGCTACATCGCCCATAAAATGGCCCTCTTCACCCCATTGTCTCATATATTTGCGTTAATTCAATTCTTATGCTATCTCGCTGCCGGTCGCGCTCAGGACCAAAGAGTTAGCAGCGCCAGCCTGCGTTACAATCGTGCCGCCATCAGGTAGCACCTGACCAATCAACTCTGGGCATGAGTAGGTCTCGCGAGGCGCAATTGTCCTAGCGTTAATCACCGTATTAGACGCCAAAGGATTACCGGCAGAGTTAGCGTTGGGTAGGTAGACAGTGATAAAGGCATTGCTTGCGCCCACGTTCGTAACTGTGAACTTGTCAATTATCGTAGTCACGCCGGTCGCAGTGTACTGAATGGTCGCCGCCGTCTCTGCCAGCCTTCTTGAAATAATGTTCGTTACTGTAATAGCCATAATAAACCTACTGCTGAACTTGAGTTACTGCAACCAGAACCGCTGGCGCTGTTGGAGCGAAAGCCGTTGCAGGCGTGGCGTTTAGAAATAAACCTGTATCATCTACAGCGAACATTATCTCAATGTAGTCGTTAGCTTGCAGTGAAATAAAATCACTTTTGGCAGTTGATTTTGATTCGTTGTTACCTGATAAGGTAACCAAGCTCGCGCTGTCAGGAATGTCTACGCCGTTCTTCCTGAACCAAAACCATGCGTTCTTTGCACTCGCAGAATTAGATAGCAACTGTATATTTGTGGAAAAATTGTACAATCCAGAATTAGCCGCGACCAGTCTGGATGCTGGCGTCCCCAAAGTTATTCCGTTAGCAACCTCTGTCGTGTTGAATACAACTGCAACCGCAGTATTGATTGACCCAGCAACCTGATCTGTGGTCCGGGCAAACTGACCGTAATACTTCTGCTGTTCGATAATCGGGCGTACAAATATCTCACCCTCAGTCGCGCTGACAACGACCACAATAGCAACTGGGATCGATATATTAGGGGCCGTTGGCTTGACCTTCGTAAAGGCTCCTGCCGTGGTTGGGCTTGCGTATAATTCGTCACCCTCAGCCCAAGACTCGCCCTCTGCGCTGCCGGTGGTGTCAATGCCTCGAACATTGCCAAAGGTCGTTACCAATCCAAGCTCGCCATTTGAAATGTCCTGAGTAGCTACGCCTAAAAAGTATTCAGACTGATACGTCCCGTCAGCAATGTAGTCCAGAAACTCAATCCTGTTCTGCCCGTTGACCCCAGCAAACCCAATCGTTGATCCGTTGGTAATCGTGGACCCGGTGTTGTTGCGTCCGTAGATATAGGTCTCTTGGCCTACCTGCTGGACTACACCGCCAGAATGATGGAGGTTTAGAGTGTTATCAAACGCATCCCAAACCACGCGAGCATCTTTGTCCGCGTGTGGTGCGGAAGGATTAAAGTCGATGTAGTCGGTCTTGAGGTGATTAGTGTCTACCGCCTGATTCGCGGTGTTGGAGGCCAACTGAGCGATGATCTCAACGTCAACAATCGTGTTATCACTGCTGCCAGCGTCCACAGTGTCAAACAGCTTCTCGAACTGTATTATCTGTTCGTGATCCTTCAGGAATACCGCTAACTGGTCCCGGGTTAGTCCTAGTCTTGATTTAGCCATTTTAGTAGGCCAACGGCTCTACCTGAGCCTCTAGTCGTGCAAATGATATGTGAGCGTCAGACTCGCCCCTGAAGCGTTGTATGCGCCAGTTAATCATTGACCCCTGTTGAAACCAAACCAGACGCTTGTTTCGGTTGCCCTGAGTACCAACCTTAATTGATCTCGATTGTGACCAATTCTCACCGTCAACAGAGTAGCTTGTCGTGATCACAGGATTAGTTCCAAACGCAACCCGCCCGGTCAATGCAACCAACTCTAGTTCGTGGAATATCGCGCCCCGACCCTCGTTGTAAACAATGTTCGTGCTGAACTCCCAGCTAACCCTTTCGTTATAGTGCGATCCGATATTGTTCTCGAAGTAACCTATCGTCGATGACGTTGGGTCGCCAATGAGCCACTTGTTGTAGCACCAAACAATGTCCCGAGCCTTGTACCGCGCCAATCCAACCGTTGAGCTGGACAGCACAAACCAGACAACAGAGCCAGTGGCCTGCGATGCGGTAAAATCAAACACGATGGTCTGATCTGGAAGGTGAACGTATAGGTGCTGATGGTTTCGGTCGTTTCGGGCCTCAAGCTTAACTGTGGCTAACTGAACCTCGGTGTAGTCGGTCAAGACCTCGTCAATTTCTTTGGTGGATATTTTGTTGGCCTGAGCGTTAACGCCCATAAAGATACCCGGGCTTTCGTTCCTACCGCTTCCCAAAAACGCAATTGTCTCAACAAAAACACAACACGCCTGAGTGCCTATAACGCCCTTCTGAATCTGAGCGCCCTCATGCCTTTGGAATGGGAACAGATTGCCGCCCACGTTATCAAACACCTCAATGGTGTGCCGGTTGAGCGCGTATATTTCGTTTCTGAGCTTAACCAAAGCCACCACGGGGTCAGGATCAATTTCAGATGACCCGTACTTCAGAGGATTGACAGCGAACGGGTCCAGAAGCTCAGTGACTACCAAGAACTCACCGTCCGTGGTCATGAAGTAGCCGTCAACCCAAACGACATCGAGAACCGGACCCAGATCTGGATCGGTTACCTGATCAACCGTGGTGCCGTTCCAGTAGTAAAGATTGCCACCACTTGCAATCGCTAAAAGGTCAAACGAGTAGGTCATCGTGACTAGATTATCATCAGTGCCACCTACGTCACCCAAGACCGTAACCGCGCCGTCAGCAGCGATAGAGCAGAGCTTGGTGCCCATAACCCGGTAGCAGACGCCGTCTCGTTCGATTCCACCGCGATTAACGCCCGGACCCTCACCGTTCTTCACCAGACCGTCAGCGGGGCGTAGATAGCCACCACTAATGCCTGACTGCATCGGCACAGGTATTAAATTTCGTGGATAGTTGGTGCGGATCTCGGCCTGAGTATCGTCGGTGTACACCCCATTTAAAATAGGTATTTCCATTTTTTCAACTCAGTAGCCGGGTTTAGGTTTAGGCTTTCTTTTGATCGGCTTTTTTTTCTTTTTGGGGTACATTATTTTTTCTTCGCTGTCTTAGCTGCTTGCCTAAATGCCTTAGCACTAGGCGCACCTTTGGATCCGGGCT